TCTTCTGGGAATTGTATCCATAGATTACCAATTGCTGGTTCATATGCTGGAACTAAAGTCTCTGGTCTAAGTCTATTAAAATAAATAATATTCTTTTTCTTATCATCCCAAACAATTTCAATAGCAACATAACCATCAATAAGATAATCTCTCATCATATTCCAAGCTGTTATGTTATCATTAAATCCAAACTTATTATAGATAACCTCAAAATATTCTTGATACTTATCTCTAACATCCTGTGGATAATCATTGGATAATGGTTCTGGTGAACAAAAATCTTTATCAGTACCATAAATAATAGCCTCGTCAGAAACTGATGAGATAAAGTCTCTAATCTCATCCTTAATCGAATATTCTCTTAAAATTCTTCTCTTATCAGCATAAGACCTATCTAAATAGGGAATTGATTTTTTATTCAATACAGAAGCTACTGCTTTCTGACTGAAAAAATCATACATCGAATTATTTTTCTGAGAATATGGATCTTCATTAACTCCAACACCAACAGTGTTTCTCAAAATCATATCATCATATTGCATACCGAAGTTTGATAGATTCCTAAGAAGTCTATTAAATAAACCTTTATTTTCAACAGACGAAGATATATTAGTTTGATTCTGATTCTGATTATTAAGTGGGTTGTAAGAAGCCATTAAAAAATTAATATTTTATTATTATAGTGTTATATATTAACTTTGTCTGCCGTATTTTTCAAGACTAGTCTGCAACCTTTGTATATGACCTCTTAAAACATCATAATTTTTTGTTATTTCATCGGAAGCCTCAAAGAAATCCTTTATTAAAGCACTTGACATCTCAGCATCTCTTTTATCCCTATCTTTTATTTTTGCTTTCCAAATACCATATAATTTACTAGGATCATATTTATTTTTTGGATGACCAGCATATAAAAACCTAGGAACAGCATTCATTTCTATCCTATGACATAGCTTAATCTGAGCTAGATTATACTCAACAATTGAGTATTCAAACCCATAGCTTTTCAACTTCTGATAAACACCATTATAATCTACCTTTAAAGATAAATCTTTTTCAAAATTCTCCTCAACAATAACATTATCGAATACAGATGTTCTAACTTCCAATGGCACAAAATTAAAATTCATAGCCATTATTATTTGTAGATTCTCAAATTTTTTAATACTAATAACAAAAACTGGAGAATATTTCATCCAATTAGAATCATCTAAATAATGAAAAAAATAAAACCTACCAGCTTGGATTCTAGACAAAGGAACTGCCTCAACTTCTTGGTCTGATCTTTGATATTTATTATAAAAATATAAAGAATTATTTTTATAAGCATCCGCAATACCATCACCATTAACCAAATTACTTAACTTAACCCTTTCTAATAATTCTCCCATAAGATTTAGTATTTAGAATATATATTCAAAATTAAAAAATCTATATGATTAATAGTGCTCCAAGACAACCAACAAAATATAAACAAGGACTTTATACACCAACTAATAAAGATAAAGTTGTTAAATTAAACTCACAGGGTGGTCTTTATTATAGATCTGGGTTAGAACAAAAGATGATGATTTATTTGGATATGAATGAAAATATAATTAACTGGGGAGCCGAACATCTTAGAGTGCCTTATTCAAAAACAGAATGGATATCAGAAAAACAAGAATTTAAAACATCGGAACATAATTATTACCCAGATTTCTATTACGAACTCAGAAGATCAGATGGTTCGATTTCAAGAGTGGTAGCTGAGGTTAAACCACATTCAGAAACAGTACAACCAAAACTACAAGATAAACCAACGTCAAAACAACTCAAAAACTTTGAATATGCACTTAAAATGTATAATAAAAATTTAAGTAAGTGGAAAGCTATGATTGAATATTGTGAAAGAAAGGGATTTGAATTTATTATAATAACAGAACAACACCTAAAAACGTAAATCCCAGGAGAATTATTATACTCAATACACAAGATATTAAATCATATAGGTTTATCCAAAAATCTTTTTTGGTTTTAACAATTAAGAACTTTAATAATCCTAAGATAATCAACAATGAGAATAAATGGAGGTTCTCAGTAAAAAGACCCAAAATCATCCAAAAGTAATAAACAATCTTAGATATATAAAAAAAGATCCATCTCTTTGGATTTAATGACTGAACTTCAATATAATCCATTCTCATTCTATTCCTCATTTGGAAAATTTCTACCCAAATGAAAAGTATTGAGAGTAAATAGAATATTGTAGACATATTAAGTTTATGATAAAAATTACCTAAAGTTTTTTTCAAAAATATTAGAACAATATCAAAAAATTCTAATATATTTGTATTCTCATTTGGACAGGTGGCGCAATTGGTGAGCGCAGGACTCTTATACGGTCAAGGTTGTGGGTTCAAGTCCCTCCCTGTCTACTACTTTTTCTCTCATAATACTCTCCCTTATAATATTTTCTAATAAATCTTCTTACTTGAGTGTGAGAGATTTCCAATATTTCAGCAACTTTTTTTACCCACCCAAATTTTGTTAAGTCTATATGTTTTATTTTTTCCAATCTCTCTTTGATTTGTTCTTGATCAGATTTATTAAAACCACCATATTTTAATCCCATTTTTCTTCCTATATCTTTTCTACGTTCCAAGGGCACAGTATTCCAAACATGAATTCTCTTCTCATAATTTGTCCAAGAACCTGCTTTTGAACCATAAGTGTTGCCCAGCCACTTACCCCTTTCAATTTTTTCCTCTAATGATATTTTACTGTTTACAGAATCCCAACCACCATTTCCACCTAAAGAAATATTATAAGTTTCATTGTTAGATGTAAATTCTTCCGATACTATAAAACTTTCCATTTCATACATTTCTTCTGGTTTATCAAATATAGCTAAATATTCCTTCTTGAAGTTCGACACACCATATTTTCTAATGGCTTTTTTTATATTAATTCCTGAACCCATATAACCATCTTCCAAATTATTTGTTTTATGGATACCAACATATATTTTACCATTCAATAGGTTTGTTATTTTATATACAGTATAAAACATTTGAACTTGCGTTTTATTTTTATATATTAATACGCAAGTTCCACCCAAAACATATTTTTGAAAATATTAAAACTTCCGATCAATCACATAATAGAATATGTAAATAAAAAATAAAGGGCTCTTAGCTCAATAGGTCTAGAGCAACGGTCTCATAAACCGTAGGTAGTTGGTTCGAATCCAACAGGGCCCACACTCATTAAATGGAATGTAACCCCATTCCATCATTAGATGACTCTATTGAGATTAATCTAATCTGGTGGTCACTATCACCCTTCTTCTTATAGAGTTCATTGAATCCTTTTGCGAGTCCTCTCTTGAAGATTTCAGTGAAGTAAGCAAAAGCATTATCAGACTTCTCCTCATTGAAGTTATGCCAATTTGAGAACATATCTAATAACCCAGATTGATAGCAATCCATTCTATCATCATTATTATAATATCTCATTTTTTTGATAGTTCTCTTAGCGAGAACTTCCAACATTAATTTGGAATTTTTTGTTAATTTTCCTTGAGCCTTGGAGACAATAATCTCTATATAAAGGTCTTTATTATGTAAGTAAATGGCCGTAAAATTATTTTTTAATCCACAGATGGATTTAAAACCTTTCATGTTATATATTAACATCATGAAAGGTTTGATATAAAGAAAAAAAAACCTCCATTTCTGGAGGTTTTTATATTTTAGATTCTTTCTTTTTCTCTTTCTTTATATTGTAATTCTCTAACAGCTAAGATTTCTTCTTCTAAAGCATCTCTTCTCTTTTTCAAATTACCAAGGGCAATTGATAAAGAGTTAGACTCACCAATCATTTTAATAGAACCTTCAATTTTACCAATGTTTAATTCAACGTCCTCCAATTTCAATGTGATTTCTCTTTCTTTATCTTCTAATTTTCTCTTAGTGATTAATTCTTTACTCAAATTACTCTCATAGAAATAGGTTAAATCATAATTCAATTCATTTCTTACTTCATTTACTAACTCAAGAGCTGATTCATATTTAAAGAACGAATGGCCATATCTTTCATCACATCTGTATAAATAGATTGCAT